CTGCAAGGCTCACTCGTAAAACTTGCCGCCAGCAACTAAACGCGAGGCGCCGAACACTACGGTTGCCAGCGAATACCCAACCGCTGCCAGCACCACGAGCGCCGGCGAAGCTGCGATCAGGGCAGCGGTCTTCAGATAGTTTTTCATGTTGGAACTGCACTCCGCGCGTATTTATCGCCGTTGCATAACGGCTGTCGATTGAATCGCGCGGAATTATAAGACAAAAGTTTGCCGTGCGTTTTCAGCCCGGCTTACGGCTAGCGCAGCACGCGGTGTCTGTAGAAGCCGTAGATGTCGCACAGGGTGCGCGAAGCCAGCAGTCGTGCCGCTCGGGCCCGGCTCTTGACTGGATCGGGCCAAACTATGTTTTCCGGCGTGGCCGTCTTCTCCACCACCACGATATATTCGAACGCAGAATCGAGCAGGAAGTAATCGATGATCTGGAGGCCAGTTCCGGACTTCTCGCCGGCGAGTCTCAGGACATCACGAAATGCCTGCTCGTCGTACACGTGATAGTGGTTTCGGTCTCCTTCGCTGACCCACTTATCCGCCGTTGCATAGATCACCGGATCGCTTTCCTCGAACTGGTAGATTGACTGGATCAGGTCCGCATAGTGATCGCGGGCGCTTGCCACCCGGTGATTTGCGTCCTGAAAGTCGCGCTCGAAGTGTCGGGCTGTCGGCGGCCGGCGCCGGAAGTCGAAGGGGTTATTGCGGAAGTTAGGCAGCGAAAGAAACAGCCGGCCGCCCGGCGCCAGAACCCGTAGCCACTCTATGACCGCGCCGACCGGATCGTCAAAGTGCTCAAGCACGTGATTGGCAATGAGGTAATCGCGTGAGCCGTTTTCAAATTTTTCGAGGCGGCCGCCGTCGATCAGGTGCGTCACTTCCACCAGCTTCTCTAGCGGAATCCCGAACTGCACTGACGTTTGCTCGCGCGTCAGACGGTCGATGTACTCAGTTCTCGCTGCGTGGCTATTGACCTTTGTCGGCACGTTCTGCGCGCCGATCTCAAGGCCTACCCCTTGAAGACTTCGGCTCGCGATCCGGTCGCGGATTCTGGTCCTGCACCGCACTGATGCCGTATAGATGAGCCGGGCACTGCGCGGTCGGGAAAACATTTCGTGACAGAACGCCTTGACCCAAGGTGCCACGTCTTTGCCCGAATGGGCGTTCAAATGCTGGAACAGTGCAGATTTATACCGGCTCAACATCGAGTGTCCTCGTCTCTCGTAATTGTCAGATTCTTTCTTGTTACCGGTTATCTCGCCGGTAACGCATGGTAGCCTGGTTGGAAAGCATTGGTAATACGGATGAAGGTTAGCCGTTCCGCGCGGCTCCTATCTGATTGCCAGCTTTTTGCCAGCTTTTATATTGCCGCCCAGTGTTTACAAGGAATTGCGGGGGTTCGAGTCCCCTTCCTCGCACCATCAAACCCTTATCCAGCAAGGATTTCACGGATAAGGCTGGCGAAAATCTAGCCAGTTTTTGCCGGGTTTACGGGCGATTTGCCAGCAAATTTGCCAGCATCAGCGGCAAACTTCTCGACGGCCTTCGCGCCTGATGAATCGTCGGCAGATGGCATCCATCGGCCATACACGCGGGCAATCATCGTCCAGTCCGCGTGGCCCATCTGCTTCGCCACCCACATCGGATGTTCGCCGGCCGACAGCATCATCGACGCGTAGGTGTGGCGCGTCTGATATGGCCGCCGATACCTGACCGTTGCGCGCTTCAGCGCCGTTTGCCAGACCCTGTAAATCTGATGCGATCCGGCGTAGCGCTCACGCGTCGTCGGATTGACGAACACCGGGCCGTCGGCTTCTGCCAGAAAGGTCATGGCCTTCTGCGCTTTCAGCGCGGCGAGCGCCGGCGCCAATAGTTTCACGTCGCGGCGTCCTGCATCCGTCTTCGGGTACTCGGCGACGCCCTTCGATTCCCGCGTGATGGCGCGGCGTACCCGCACGAACCCGCCCATGAAGTCGATATCGCTCCAGTTGAGCGCCGTCGCCTCTGACGTGCGCAGGCCGGTCCATAGGAAAAACTGCACCAGATTGTTTTCGCCTTCGCGCAGCTTCGCGAGGATCGCGCGCTGTTCTTCAGGCGAGAACGGATCGACATCGTCATCGGGCTCGCCTTCGACCGGGCGCTCGACCCGCGAGTAGGTATAGCCGGCGAGGGGATTCGTCTCGATTATTTCGTCCGCCGCGGCGTCGCCAAGGGCAGAGCGCATGCAGCTTTGGATATTGGACAGCCGTTTGTTCGTGACCTTCTTTTCGTTGGGCCGCCCTTCGTCGATCTTCGCCAACTCGTTGCGGATCGTCGCGCGCTTCAGGTCGGCCAATGCCAGATCACCCCAAGTCGGGATGACATAGCCGAACGTGATTGAGTGGTAACCCTGGTAGGTGGACGCCTTGACCTCGGCTTTCTTTCGATCGAGCCACACCTCGAAATACTTCGTCACGGTCAGAACGTCGCCTTGCTTCTCCGCGAACCGCTCCACATTCTTCGAATCCGGAAACTCGGTCGCATAGTCAAACTGGCCGATGCGGATCGTATGCACGATTGCCGCACGCCACTCAATCATCTTTCGAAGATTGGCCGGAGAGACGGTCGCTTTGACGCGCTCCCTGCACCTGACGCCCTTGTAGTTGAATGTGATTTCGTAGCTGGAGTCTGAAACTGCTGTGACTCCGGTCCCTTTTCTACCCATTTTTCGTAAGCCTCGATATCCATCAGGATCGTTTTCGATCCGGGTGCGTACCGCCAGACCGTCCCTTCCAGCCAGACGCCCTTGCACTTCTTCGTGTAGACGGCTGCCGGCGTCATGCCGGTCAGCTCGCAGAATTTGGCAATTGTTACAAAGCGTACCATGGTCGACCTTTCAGCCTTTGGCGCGAGGGACAGACCACTCGCGCGCCGTCGTTTCTATAACCCTCTGCGCCGCCTGCTCGATCACCGCGGCCTCGCCATCATCGCCAGGTCAACGCGCCGGCTGATCTCGGCGAAGTATCCCGTCAGCTCGCCTACGAGCGGCGAGAGCGTACGCGGCAGTGCGACCATTCCCGGCTCGGTGATGGGCTTCGGCGCTAAATCACGCGAGCGCCGCAGATGCTCCGTGCCGGCCCTGATGAAGCACGTGTTTTTGCCACGTTTGAACGTCGAGAGCTTTCCGGCCGCGAGCATTTCCAGCATGACCGGCTTGAGCAGCACAGCAGACACGCCGGTCTTGATCGCGAACATGTGGATCGCGTAGCCCGAGCCGGGCTTCATCGACGACAGTATGAATTCGTGTGTGGGTGCGTTCACAGATCACCTCCGCTTGCTGGCCGCGCGGCCAGTCGCGCGCGGGCTTCCCATGCATCCCATGCTGCGTTTTTTTCGCGAAAAGCCTCAAGGCCGCCCAAGTCTGGATCGACACCCTTGTTGTGAAAATAGGTTTCGAATGAGGTGCGTTCCATTGCGGTCGTCGGCGTCGATTTGGCCGTCGGCTTCTCTATCTGTTTTCCCAGTCCTGCAGCTATCTTGGCGCCATCAGGGCAACCAACGTTCAGTTGCGCAGCTTTCAGCAGGTCGCGTCCCGCCGCGATTACCCGCTCCTGCGCCAAATCGCAGACGTATCCGCCGTCTGCTTCGGTGAGTTGCGGGCGCAGTGCTGCGAGAATGGCTTCGTCCGTCAGCCTCGCCGTGGCTTGCAGAGATGCGGCGCGGAGAATGAACAGTGCTTCTCCGACGAGTCTTTCACGCTGACAACGGTCGTCTTTGCTCCACCAGATCTCAAACTCATCGTCCGACCATTCGAAAATCTGACAGCGGCTTTTCTCCAAAGCTTTAGCGGCGCGCTCCGCTGCCGCCCGCTCCGTCTGTGCATAGATACCCGTCCCTTTGTCGGCATCGCCAAGGTGTTCGCGCTCCAGCGCTTCATAATCGGTAGTGTCCTGCGTCGCCGTGGCTTGCGCCCGCACTGCCTCGATGACCGCGTTGACGAACTCTTGTGGCGTAAGGTGTCCGAAATTGCGCCGATCGGATGACGAGAACAGCGAGTACACGGTGGCTTGCGGGGATGCGGCGCGGGCGAGTGCAGCGCGCTGTACGGCGTCGGCAAACGTCACCGCATCTTTCACGCGCGAGCCGATGCCATATGGTTGATGCTGCATCGTGCGCATCAAATCATTGATTTCGGTGAAATTCAGCGTCGCCCGCTCGTCGTCCTGCGCATCCGCCGAGGGGGCGGCAGGTGATGCGGCGAGCGCCTGGATCAATTCGCCTGCGGGGGTGCCTTCGTAGGCCACCCATCGCGAGCCGGACGGCGGATCAATAATCCAACCGTGCCCCTCGATGCGCTTGACTGCGAAACCTTGCGGCGCGGCAGGCTTGCTCGCAGATAGCAGTTCGATAGCGCGGTCAATCTGGTTTTGCTTGCGGCGCGTGTCCACGTCGCGCGAGCCAACGTCGCTGAAGCTCGGGCGAATCTCGCGCAGCAGGTTGATCAGTTCGTCTGTCATATCCAATCCTTCGGGCTTGTTGGTGTTTGAGGTCATGATTGGTGTCCCGACGTGACCCACATCCGATTGCGGACGATGCTGCTCACCGTCTGCTCTGACACGCCAAACTTCCGCGCAAGCACCGCTCCGCCAAATTCTTTGCTGCCTCGAATGTAGGTAGATCTGATCTCGACGACTTGCGCGGTAGTCAGTTTCGACGAAGGATTTTTCTCTCCGCGCAAAACACGTCCGCGCTCGACCTTGTCTTGAGTATTGTCTGTAGTCGTACCGATTAAGAGATGCTCTGGATTGACACAGCTGGGGTTATCGCATTTATGCCTGACAATCAATCCATCGATGCTGTCAATGCTGACCCCGTTGTGTTTGCAGTAGGCCACGCGATGGGCGAATAAGTGCCGTTTCCCCCTTTTCATCGTGCCGTATCCATCTCGGTCTTTATAGCCGCGCCATTCGATGCAATCGTCCATTTCACTGCTCCCCGGTAGATGAAGCAGGGGCGGCCGGCAGCGGCATCCAGTGCGTCGGCTGCTCCGGTTCAGGGTCGGCGTCGGCCAACAGTTGATCAGCCCACACCCACAGCGCCCATTCTTGGCCCTCAGACCAAAGCATGCGGGCCTGCTCGCCGTTGAAAGCCCAAACCTCGGTTCCATCCTTAGGCGCCGTCTCAATCGGCTGCCATTCACGCACCGCCTCTGCCTGCTCGGCGGTGGGGGCGGCAGTCGCGGAGCGCGAGAGGCCGAGGCGATTCCACGCCTCGATCGCCTCTTCATCGGTTTCCTCAGTCGGGCCAGAGGCCTCGCACGTCTCGCAGACGACTTGGCGGCGTCCGAGCGCGGACTGAGTGAATAAATCGTCACTGCAGCAAAATGGGCACGACTTCAGGCTCGCCCCTGCGTCTTTAGTGTTCTGTGTCATATCGTCCTCTATGCCGCCTCAGATTGAATTTGCAAGCAGGGTGAATGCTGCTGCTGCCACTGCTGGAACCTGCCCGTCTCCAGTGGCCTCAAGTCGGTCCACCCGATGGGCCAGCCCATCAACCATTCGTGATTCGTCGGGGTAGGTGTCCCAAACACGCGGACGTACTCTCGACAGTTCGGCCACTTTTGCATTGATGGCGCCGAGTAATTCGCGGTCGTGGTCGGCGTATGCAAGTAGCCAGTAGCGCTTCCGAATGTGGTCAGCACCCAAGTCATCCGCGCCAAGGGCCATTGCTCGGGTCGAGTAACCCAGCGCCTCAAGGTCGTCTGCTGCACGTTCGATTGCGCGTCGCGCGGTGTTCTCGGCAAATACGTACCGGGGAGCGACATCTGCCACGATCCGGAGTGATTCCGGCCAGAGGTCGTCCGCAACGTTCCTGCCTCGAGCCGCGCTGGAATAGGCTTGGCATGGGAAGCCCGTAGAAACAATGTCAGCAATGCCGCGGAACTGGCGTCCGTCGAAGGTGCGTACATCATCCCAAATGGGGAACGGTGCCAAGTGCCCTTCATTCTGTCGCTGCATGAGTCGTCGGATGCGATAAGGATTCGACTCAACTGCGCAGACAGTTCGAAATCCGAGTAGGTGGCCGGCGAGAATTCCGCCTCCAGCGCCTGCGAAAAGTGCCAGCTCATTCAATTCGTCCTCACTTGTTCGATTGCTTCGCGCGCTGCGCGGATGGGGTTAGGCGGATACGCGCTTGAACTCGACGACCCATACCCACGGATTCGCGTCCCAGTCGGCGCCCGGCGCCGCGAGGTTGTTCCATAAATCGCGATACCAATCGAGGGGCCACGTTGCATCTGTCGGGCAGCCTTCAGACCACGCGTCGGCTTCGCTGATGTCCTGCAACCGCTCGACGCGCACGCCAGTGACTTCGAGCGTGATGCGCGAAGCCCAGCGCGGCATGTGGATCGACGGCGTCCAGACCAGCGTTTCATCCGGCTGCGATGCGCGAAACCAGCAGTTCGTCGCCTTATGGTTTTCCGGGTTGGCGCGCTCTTCGCGATAGCTCGGCAGGTCCGATCCGCTCCCTGGGCCGACGTATAGAAACGTCTCGCGCACCCACAGACGGTCACCGGGCATCCCGTAGGGGCAATCAGAAAATGCGAGCGAACGCCAGCCCATAAGCCCAAACCAGCGCCCGTTTTGTTCTCGCCATTCAACGATGTCCTTCAGCGCGTGCGGCCACATCTCTTCGGGGCACTCGTCGCTGGGCTTGGCATTCATGACCCGCCGCGTCTGCGTCTTGCTGCCATCGAGCAGAGCGCGCACCATCGGGCCGCTGAAGAGGATCGGACGTTCTTTCATGTTGGTCTCGGAAAAAGCCCCCGGCCGAAGCCGAGGGAAACACACGCAACTCTCGTAGGGAGCCCGGAATGGGCGCCTACGGGTTATTGCTCTGACTGTTCCAGATCACTGCCTTCGAATGGCACGTAGTCATCGTCTGGCGGCTGCCCGTCGAACAGCGTCGGCATGTGATCGGGCGGCGTCAGATCGATGAAGATTTCTTGCTGCAGACGCGTTGCAATCCGGCCGTGGTCGACTTCGTCTTTCGGGTGCGCGGTGACCTTGAAGCCGATGCCGACCGAGCCGCCTTCCTGCGCCACGAAACGAATGTCTTTCAGACCGCACTCAGCGAGGAGCACATCGTCAGCGCCGCTCGCGCCGATGCGGAAGCGCAACAGATAGCCTGCGTACTTCCGGTCCCACGCCAGATTGCGCATGAATGGGAAGCGGAGTTCGGTCAACTCGTTGTCGTCGTATTCGAGCGGCAGACCGCCGGGCGTCGGCTGCGGCTTGCGGTACAGCATCGTCCGCAGCGCGTTGTCGAACTGGTCGAGCACCGAGCCGGAGCCGACGAGATAAAGGCCGATCGACAGCGCGGGCACGCGATCCTTGCCGTGCTTCTCCGACACGTTCGTCACGGAGACGATTTTGCAAAGCTGGTTGCTGACTGTGAACATGGGTTCTCCTGGTGGGTTAAGCGGCTTTCGCTTCAAGCTGTTCGATCATCGCGTTCACTTCGTGCTCGAACTGGATCAGGCCCGGCAAGAGCAGCTTGTCGATGTACTCGTTGTCGCGCTCGATGCGCTGATGGAACAGGCGGAAGCGCTCGGCGACGCGCGGATCATAGGAGACGAACTCCCACCACATGCGGCCGGTGACGAGCATGCAGCCCTGCACCTGCGGCTTGTGTTCTTCGGGCATGCCGGAGAGCCACGTGTTGATGTGCACGGCTTCGTCCATCGGGCACTTGCTCTCGTAGCCGCCCTGCGTGCCAATAAGGCCGTCAGGCGATGCTCCGATGAACTGGTAGGTCGGATGCGTCACGAAGTAGCCCGGCATTACGATCAAGCCCGTTTCGAGTTCGAAGGCATCCTTTCCGAACGATTCAACGTCTGAACCCCAGCGCGTGGCATAGCCGCCCACTTCATGCGTCGGCGCCATAGACAAGCGTTCGAACACGACTTCACGCATGTATTTGTTGCGCGCCGCAGTCGAAATAGGAAGTTTCGGCTGACCTTTACGCGGGCCTGACTTGAACACTTCGCCGGGCTGCACGTCGGTCATGGCGATGGCATCGCAGAAACGCGACGCCGTGATCTTTCCGGCGCGCGCGAGACGCCATGCGTCCGTCCCTTGCTCGATGGCATCACTCATTTTCAACACCTTCGGATTCGCCGGTAAGCGTCTTCAGGCGCTTCAGTTCGTCCTGGCCGATTGCCTTTCGGTCTTCCTTCGACAGCCGGCCCCACGCGTCAGCCAGAGGCTCGGAGCCACCTTCCTTGGCTACCAGTTCGAGGTCGGCGATCATGCTCAGCAGACGATCGTCGCGCTCGGCAGGCTTCGGCAGAGCGGCCGCCGCGATCTCGGCACCGGACACGTGGCGTGACGGCGTGATGTCTTTCTCGGACGGGTAATCGCTGATTTCTTCGGCAATCTGGATACCCTTCAGCACGTCGGCGAAGTTGTCGCGGATCGCGAACGAGCGCGCGCGCATCTTCTTCATACGCTGCGGGTATTGGGTCCACGGTCCTTGCTTGCCAGCGAGCCCGGCTTTCTGCGCCTCTGCATCGCCAAAGCGCTGGATGTCTTCCGGCTTGCCGCGGCGCTTGACCTTGCAGAAGGCAGTGCCGTTTTCTTCCCACTCGTCGATGTATTCGCAGAGCGGCGAGGCCAGCACCAGCGCCAGCACAGCGTCACCCCACAGCGACGGGCGACCATTGATGACGGCAATGTTCTGCATGGCCTGCATCGGCTTCAGGCCGAGTTCCATGCCCCACTGGATGGCGACGAGAACGTTACCCGGCTTGCCGATAAAATCCTTCGGCACGATGCTGGAATCGGCCAGCATGTCAGCCAGCTTCAGGGCTTCATCAAGACTTTTGGGCGACAGGTCGACGAGGTCATTCATTTGGATCTCCATGCCCGAGACTCGGCCGGGCGACAGGGTGGTTACGTGGTGCTACGGTGAATCGCCGCATCGACCTCAACCGGATCAGCCGGCACGACGAGCAGCGTGAGAAGGATCAGCGCCACGAAGCCCGCGAGGATGCTAAGAAGCGGGTGGCGGTTGCTGAGGGTGGAGAGGCGGCGGATCATTGCGCGGCCTCGCGCATCTGCGCTTCGATTTTCTTGACGTTGGCCCGCTCGCGATCAATAGCGTCCGCGTACCATTTCTTCACGCCGAGCATGATCATTTCCATACCGCGTACTTGAACGGACGCGTAGCCACTTTCGCGAGTCACAGCAGCGACGCTCAACAGACGCGACTTGCCGCCGATGCTTACGTGAAGTGTCACGCCTTCCTGATGCCCTGAGAGCTTCAGGAATTTGGCTTCGTCGAGCAGGATGCCGAGCCGATCACAAGCCTTTTCATGCGCGTCAGCAAGTGCGCGAATGGTGGACGTGTTCACCGCACACCCCCAACCGTCGGGCAATGATGAAAGTGCTTCGCGATATAGCCGGGCACGAACAGCGCGCCGATCCGAACTCGATGCTCCACGCCGCGACGAACCAGAGCAGCCTTTGCAGCCTCCTGACGGCGCTTGGTACGCTCCATCAACATCTCGTACTTCAGGTCTAGAACTCGGTCTTTCAGCATGTCAGCCTCAGATAGAAAGTCGCGATGACGAGCGCGCAGACAGCAGCCGCGCACACGCCAGCGGAGAAAGCGAGAGAGAGGTCTGCGAGGCGCAGAT